GCCACTGCGATGATCGACAGGGGATTCATGCGACGCTCGGATGCATCGGGCCGCCCTCGTCCCAGGGCAGGTGTTTCATCTCTAATGGCTCACTCCACCCTTCTGCTGGCGTGTTTCGGAGTCGCAATTGGCAACGCTTTAAGCGGCCATGCTCTCCCCTGAAAACTACCAAATGGAACTCTTGCCCGGTGTCGTGGCTGTATCCAGTCAGCACCTCAAAGGTGATGATGTTGTGTGTGGTCATTTGTGGCCGCCTCCAACGGCTGATTTTACCTTAGCGCTTCTTTCGGCGCTTGTGGGGGATTTGTAGCCTTTCAATCTTTCGCACCATTTTCATGGGGATGACCAGCACATTGTCCACATCCCCATCATCGGCGCACGTCTGCACTAAGATCATGTGCTTGGCGTTCGGTACTCGATGCCAGTGGCCGACGCTGTACACCACTTGGGGCTCATCGTTGATTTCGCTTAGGGCTTTCCAGCCATCGTTGCTGTGTACGTATGCGTCATGCCAAGTGACGCGCACCAGGGGAGCGTTGGTTAGTCCAGCCATATGACGTACTCTGCCGCAACCCTGCCACGTACTGGGTCAATGAAGTGCAGACGCTGGCTGGGTGTGCCTGTGGCCGCGACGAACTCCCTGGCGTATTCGTTGTGTGACTCTGGCGAGCCTGTCACGAATATGCGGCCGGCGTTGCTCATGGTCAGGCTCATGGGTGTGTGCCAGTGGCCCATGTAGCAGTCGGTAAACGGTTCGATGACTCCTGATGCCCAGGCATTGACTTTGCGGAGAATGCCGAATGCTGGTGTGTTGCCTCCGAATGACTTGATTTCGTCGCCATGCACCAACAGGCCTCGATAGTTGCCGATTGTGAATATCTGGTACCAGTTGTCTGATTCTTGCCATTCTTTTGTGGCGTAGCCAATCTGGTTGCGCGCGATCTGGTAGGCGATGCGGTCAATGTTGTCGGATGCTGCCAAGTCGCCTCGGCGACCGATGCGGCCGTGATTGCCGTACTCACATACCACGCGCACAGTCTTGAAATTGTGCTTGAGTCGCAGCACCACACTGGTGATGATTTGTGATACCTCGAATAGTTGCTCGTAAAGCAGGCTGTCCACCTCGTAGGCCTGACCGGGGAATATGCCGATGCCCTCCACCATGTCGCCACCGAGCAGAAGTACCGCTTCATTGACCGGGTGATGCTTGCGTTGAATCTCGGTGATTGCAATCGCTTTGTCCACGAATCGCTCAATGCGTCTGCGGCACGTTTCTTTGTCGTAACTGACGGTCTTTTTACCTAACTGCCAATCAGTGCAATGCAACAGCGCCACCTCGGCTTTCTTGCTGTTAGGGAATGACCTGGCTGGTGGCAGTTTGACCGGAGGTGTGGCCAGCGCTGCATCCTTTGCGGCCGTGTACACCGCCTGCACCAATTCGTCAGTTCGATGCTTGAGTTTCGCATAGGCCTGCTGTGATCGTTTGAGTGCTTCGCGCAGCTCTTGGGCTGTAGCGATTTCTTGGGCTTCATCCGCGAGCGCCACGTTTAGTCCTTATGCGAAAAACAACATTGTGATTGGCATTCTTGAAACCGTATTTCTTGAGCAGTTGAGCAATGGCATGGTTGCTGTACTCCAAATCATCAAAGATTTCGTACCACTCAGCCTTGTTTTTCTGCTTGGCCAGCCACGTTTCCAGGTCGGCTTGCAGATTTGATTTCTTTTTTATTTCGTCGCGTAAAGCCATTTCGGTGATCCTCCAGGTGTTGGTCAATCTTGCTTTCTACTCTACGAAGCACCTTAGTGACCTTTGCGTGGTCTGTGTGGTTTTCTCGACGTGCGCGCTCGATCATCCAGGTCGGTAATCCGGCTGCTGTGATGATGGCTATTGCGCTAATCAGCGCTACCCAGATTTCGGTTGGCATGCAGGTTCACCCACTGCTGCACTTTTAGCGGTACTTTGTCGCCTACATAGTAACGCAGGTGCCAGGGCTCGCTTTGTAGTTCCCAGGAGAATCCGAACCAGTCAGCGTTGGCGAGTAGCCATTCGAGACGTTTGCCACTTGCCTCGGAAATATCGACTGCTAGGCCGAGTGGATGAAACCCGGTGCCAGGCACTGCCATGATTGCAAGCCCCGGTTTTAGGTAATACTTTTCGCCTTTGTACATGCGTACCGATTTGGTGTTGGCGACTGGTGCCTTGGTGTATCGCGCTAAGAATCCGCGTTCCTGTATTTCAAGTGTGCGGTAGGTGTCCCAATATGAAGTTGGTTTGATGCCTCGGATGCCGTCTTGTCGTGCTGCTGATCGCATGGCGTGATATGCCTGTGCTGCGAGCCAGTGCAGGCGGCCGTATGGTCGTACAGGCTTGAGCAGGTAGTCAGGTAATCGACCAGGCTGAATGTTCACCAGGTCGGCTGGTAGCCGTACTGGTTTGACCGGGTATTTCACTTGCGGCCGTACCTATGGTCTTTCGTGTTGGCCCATGCGTAGATCAGTGGCAGTACGGCTGCGAGCCCGGCTTTTAGCGCGTTTGTTACGTCGTATTCGCTTGTGATAAGTACGGCGACGCTTCCAGCGACGAATGCTTTGCACCAATCCTCTAAGACGTGCTGCCACTTCATTCTTCCTCGCTCTCAATTACCGGGCTAATGAATTGATCGAGTGCCGCGTCGTAAGTGTCACCGACTCCGGCATATTTGCCGCGCCTGCTGCCTGTGTACGAAGTGTCTAGCCAGTTTCCAGCCAACCCAATCGAGTTGCAATAGGCCGTTACTTGTTCGTCGTCGTCGTTCATGTATGGGATAACGATTACCTCGCGCACAATGTTGTTTTCGTCAATTCGTGCCGCGTATGCGTTATGGTACGTCATGTCAGACCTTCACTCTCACGATTACTATCCCTGAACCGCCGTTGCCGCCTGCGCCACCGTTCCCTGATGCGTAGCCGCCACCGCCGCCACCGCCGCCCGTATTGACTGTTCCGGCTGTTCCGGTTGTGTTGTTTGTAGTTCCGCCGCCGCCGCCGTCTGATGCCGTTCCAGCCGTACCACCTACTGCGCCACCACCGCCACCACCACCACGACCTGTTGCCGTGTTGTCAAGTGATGTTGATGTTCCAGCACCGCCAGCACCGCCGGCGGTTGTTGTTCCGTTTGTGCCTACTGCTGAAGCACCGCCGCCGCCACCGCAGCCGAAGTTGGGCGACCCAGCACCGTTGCCGCCTGTGTTGCCTTGACCTGACACACCAGCACCACCTGTACCGCCGCCAGCAGTACTACCGCCAGCACCGCCACCACTACCGCCGGGCTGCCCTGAATGTGTCGGTGAGATACCGTTGCCTGCTGCGCCGCCGCCAACACCGTAATAACTCGCTACTCGGCTTGATGTTCCAGAAAACGCAAAACCAGCACCGCCAGCCGCAAGACCGCCAGCACCGCCACCGCCAACAGTTACGGTGAGCGTTCCTACAGGCAAATAAGCATCAGTTACCAACAAATGACCGCCGCCACCGCCGCCGCCACCAATGTTGCCGCCACCGCCACCGCCACCGACCACGAGAATATCCGCGAAACCACCGCGAGTCGTCGTCAAAGTACCTGACGCTGTGTAGGTGATGTACTTGTAAGAAAATCCACCGCTTGAATAAGTGCCAGTCGCCGTATCCGAAAAGTCTGCTGCGCTTACGCCACCTGCGGGAAAAAATGTGAAGGTTGACGCCGACAATGCAACCAGTGTGCCGCCTCCATATTGCGCCAAAGCAAGTGAACCGGATGTGTTGATCGTTACGCCAGCACCAGCGGTCACTGTCGTGGTGCCTGCGCCCTTATTCGCAATGAAAATCGTGTCACCGACACCAAACACTGAATTATTTACAGTGATGGTTGTTGCGCCAGCGTTGTCCATGATGACGCGCTTGCCAACATCCCCAACCACCAGCACATAGTTGGCAGTTTGGTCATTGATTGGCAGGGTCGTGATGTTGTTTAGTTGTGCTGCTGTCAGCACCTGCCCGGCCGTGAATGGAAACGGTGTAGCCATAGATACCTCAGCCTAATACGTTCGTGTCGTCAATTAGCCCGTACACCGGGTCATCAAGGATCAGTTCATAAACAATCGTTGTGGGGCTCGTAAAGAACGTGATTACGTGGCCGCCTGACACGGTGATACGGCCCTCGATGCCCTCCACCGCCAGTTCCTCAGCAATCTCGCTGTTCAGCCCTGGTATCTGTTTTTCAATGCTGATCGTGTCACCGATATCGACGCTGGCCACGTCATCACGCTGGCTGCTGGTCAAGCGGCTGAATGTCGTAGTCAGGCTGGTGTACTGCGGCTCAGGCTCAGGCTCAAGCAGGTAAGCAGCCAGGTCATCTACCTCACCCTGGATGTGTAGCAGGCTGTTGGTGATGGATAGCGATTGTGTGAAGTATTTAGCAATGCTGGCCGAATCGGTATCGGTTGCGGTCTTGCCATCGAGCGCTTCAACATAAGCACGATTCACCACTCGATCAGCATCAAACTGGATGGTTACGTCGGTGTATGCGGCACCTGTGCCATCATCCTTGAAACTGACGACCGGAGCACTCAACGTGGTGCCAATACGGTTTTGGAACGTCAACGTGCCGTCAGCGGCCATGAACAGGCGGCCTTGTTCAGCCTGGTTGATTTGCTGCAAGTAGGCGAGCGTGTTGGTGCCTGCATCGACGTTGTATTGGCCCGTGCCACCTAATTCGACTGTGCCTGTGGCAATGTTGCGTGTGCCTGCCGGGTAATCCACTTCGGGCAGGTCAAGAACGTCTGCGACGCGGCTGCCAGACAATTCAGCAGTCGTGTTGTAATCATCAAGTTGCGTTTGAGCCAGACGGTAGAACTCATCGGCGCATTGCACATTGACGGTATCTAAATTGCCCAGGCTAAATGAGTAGTCGTAGCCGGTGACAATGCCTGTGAACAGATATGTGTTATCGCGCGACAGACGTACTTGGCGAAGTGGTGCTAAACCAGGTTCGCTATTGAGTGGGTCGTAATATGGGCTGCTGGTGTCATAAGGCCCCAGAATGCCTGTTTCATCGAGCATTGTGAATGACATCGTGCCTGCACCGAATTGATCGTCGGTTCGTTGGCGGCCGCGTTTGTATTGGATATTGGTTGCGAACTCTGTTATGTCGGCAAATTGTGTGGTGCCATCCAAGACGTAATCGGTGTTATCCAATATGCCCTGGGTCGCGTCATCTAGCCGAAATGCGTCAACTTGGAACCCAGTATCAAGTTCGAGCAGGTAATCGCCAGATTGAACAATGCTCGTGGCCACTACGCCACCTGCACCTGAATCGGGCCACTACGCCTGTTGTATTGCTTCAGCGCGTTCACAATCACATCACCCAGACCAGCATCAGCAACCTGGCTATGAATGTTGATAGTCACACTGCCCATGCCATGCGCTCGATCAAGCGGAATCACAGCTTCAGGCCCGGCTTCACCAACGACAGCCAATGTTGGCCCGGTGACGATGCCGCCATCAGCCAGCCCTGGAATCTTGCCAATCAACCCACCAATAGCCCCAGCCACTGAACCGCCAATGTTGGCGATGCTGCCGATTGCGTCTGCAACTCGACCAGCCAATTCAAGGATGGATTTCAACGGATTGATGATGTAGTTCTTGAATGCGTCGCTTAGGAACTTCATTGCTGTGCTGACGACACCGAACTTCTTTTCAAGGATGACAAACGCAGCAACTAAGGCACCAATTGCGATGATGACGATGCCGATTGGGTTGGCGCTCATGACGAAGTTCAACGCGGCCTGGGCAACTTTTACGACAATCAACGTCGCTTGATACACCTTCATTGCAGCGTTGACCGCCAATACTGCTGCTGACAGGCCGACGATTACACCAATCAAGATTGTCACGATGTCTTTGTTATCAGCCATTACCCCGGTCAAGCCGCTAAGCAACTTGGTAGCCCTCTCGACGATCGGCAATAGCACTTGGCCCAATTCGGCTTGCAAATCCTTGAACTGTGCAGTCAAGATGCGTTGACTATTCGCTAGACCGTCGCTGGTGCGCTCGAAATCGCCCTGGGCATCAGTCGTCGCCTTCATAATTAGCGACTGCGTGGCCAGTGTCTTTTGCTGCGCTGTCAATTTGTCGGTCATGCCCTCAAGCGCCGTATTCAACGAGTTTTCAGCCTGCTCAAGTTGCAGCGCTGTCTTGGCTGCCTCCATCGAGCCTTCGCCATACTTAGCGACAGTCTCATTGTGTTTGGCCAACGCAATATCGGCTTTCTGAACCGCAATGTTAACTTTGTCTTGGTTGACAGTCGTAGTGACGAGGCCCAGAGCCAGCGCCTCAGCCGCTACAGCGTCTGCAGAAAGCAATACGCCATATCGGCGCAACGGCTCGCTTTCGCCTCGTAGCGCGGCTCCCAGCGCCAATACGGCATCCTGTGGGCTGGTGTTATTGAACGATGCCAGATCTGATGCCAGGGCCGTGAAGTCGGTGCTAAATGATGCCAATTCTTGCCCGGTCAGCCCGGCTGCTTTTCCGAACGTGCCAAAGGTTGCTGCAGCATCGAGCGCTTGCTGGCGTGTCTGTCCGAGTGATGTTGCTGCCGTGTCTGCGAACGCTTGAACTTCGCTGGCCGCTTCACCGAAAATTACGTTGGTCTTGCTGATGGTTTCGTTGAGATCGCTGGCCGCATTGACCGCTGGTACTGCGGCTGCTGCAATTCCTGCAATGGCGGCCGCAGCCGGAATGGCTGCCTTCTTGAGTGCAAATTGCGCTTTCTGGCCAGCACCCTCAAGGCTCTTGAACTCATTGATGGCCTTCTGGATGCCCTTGCTGTCAAACTCGGAGACGATAGGTAATGAGACAGCCATACGTCAATCCTACGAACCTTGATTGGAGACGAGATTACGGCCGACCTGTTTCATCACATCCTCAACGATTTGCGTCATTTGTTTTTCAACTTCGTTGCGGTTGCGCTCAAATGATGGCCATAGTGTGCGCGACCCTCGGTTGTATCGACTATTCAACACTGCAATCATTTGTGGGCCGCCGACTGTGCCAACCAATTTGCCGTGTGAACCAACGCGACTGAATTGATTGACAGTGCCACTGCTCTTTCGGCCTGCAATATCAAACACGGTGTTGATCAAGCCCTTGAATGTGATGCTAAATGTGCCCACGTTTTCTAGGTTGCCTCGAAACTCTTTGACCCGGCGCGTATTTATTCGAGCCGAATACATCGTTCGCGCTTTGATGCCAGTCCAACCACTAGCAGGCAGCATTTCGTAACCACTCTTGGTTTTCCAGCCGCCTTCCATTCCGGTCATCGGCGCAAGCGTCGGCACGATTGACTGTGCATCCTTGATCACTGGTGCAACGACTTTTTTGTAATCTTTGGTGATTTGTCGGCGCAATGTAGGCGCAATCTTGTTGAGTTCTTTTAGTGCCTCTTTGACACCGTAAATCTCAATGCGTGTTTCAGTGGGCACGATTGGCCTTCTTTGCAATCAGTTGAACCGTCGCCAAATCCTCCTGATCGAACGGCACATCGGGCGGCCAGTAGCCAGTCACGTACAGCAACTCCGCTAACTGTCTGCGGATGCTGCCGGTTCCGTAGGGTTTGTCTGCGCGACCTCTTGCACGTCAAATGATTCAACGGTGTTGAGCCATGCGTCGTAATCGCGTGATTCCTTCTTGGTGACGGTCAGTTGGTGCCATGCCATGAACATCAAATCATCAACACCGATACCGGCCTGTAAATCGCTGACGCGACGCTTAAACTTGCGTTCCCACGCAGCAACAGTGGCAATCGTTGTCGTAACCGTGTCTGTGACCGATTCCGCTGCTGGTGTCTTGTAGGACACCTCAAGGGTCAATTTCATGCGGTCACATCTTCGACGAGGGTGCCACCTGTGATGACTATTTCGACTTCTGACAATTCACCGAGGCTGGCATTCACCAAATCCAGTGATTCGAGGTACCCACCCGTAATCTGCATTTCTGGGTTTGTGGCGCTGATTGCTGCGCTGGTCGGCTTGACTGCGACGTACACATTGGTGCCTACCAGGGCAGTGAGATCAACATAAGTGCCGGGCGTAGCGCTGTACTCCATCAGCAGCGTTGCCGTGACGGTCACGTTGGTCAAGCCGCCTACATACTGGCGACCTGTGACACCGAATGATGTGGCATCGAGTGATTCACGCGACTTGGTGATGACCACCGACTTGCACTGATCGGTCAGGTCTTTGATGCCAGCAAGGTTCGGCCCGATGCCGAACGTGGGGGAGGCCAGGTATGTCGTTGCAGTTGCCATGTAGCGAAACTCCTTTTGATGGAGGCTCGCTGCAAGCCTGTTGGCAGTCTAGTAGCCCTATGGCACTACTTTGGTGTTGATTGTCAGTTCGTACGCGGCATAATCGAGGCCGCCGTAACTGATCGTGGTTGGCCGGGCTGACGTAAGCCCAATCTTTGCTGCCCTAATCAAATCAGCCAAATCAAGCAATGTCGTCAATACTCGTTTGTCGCCAGTGCCCTGGGCGATGATTACCACGCGGTATTCCATTTCGGATTGCACATTGGTGTGCATTGTGATGCTCGGTGCTTCAACCAACGCGCATGGTGGATTGAGTGTGCGTGGGTCATCGAATACGCGCAGCCCGGTAATCGTCTGCAATTTGGTGACTAGCAGGCCGTACCCCTCAGCGAACATGCCAGGCATCAGGCCACCTGCGGTTTATTGACACCCAGAAGGCGCATGATTTGACCAAAGTTGCCTGCCACCGGGCCACCAGTAGCGAGTGGGTCAAACGATGCCAGGGCTTCGACGCTGCCTTTTTCGCGGTACAGGATGGCTGCGTACTGTGCGGTGCCTAGTTTGACATCAAGGCCGGGCACTGTGCTGGGGCTATCAAAGTAGCCAGATTCTTGCCTGCGACGGTACGCGAATGCGTTGGCTGCGCCTACAGCCATCGTGGCAATGTCCAAGTCGGCGCTGGGATTGGTGAATGTGTAGCCGAGGTAATCCTCAAGATCGCCCAGGGCAATCCACGTGCAGGTAATGGAGTAGGTGGCGTTGCCTGCGGTAACGGCCTGACGTTCTAGGTCGTCTGTGTTGAGCGCGAACAACACCTGGTTGGTGATGATGCGCGCAAAGTCGTATTGGTAATCGCCTTCGTCGCTGACACCAGTTAGGTAGTACTCCGGCAGGGCCAGAATCTTGTGGGTGCCGTTGAATGGCGCACCCATGTTGCTGAGCGTGACGCTCTGGCCTACCTCAAAGTTGATGGGTTCGAGTATCTGAACTACGGCCACGCCTTCGATTACCTGTTTATGGGTAACCGTCAGCGTGGCCATAGTTAGTCGCCTGGAGGATGCGAACTAGATCAGACGGCTTTGCGGAACTTCTGCTCGTCAATCATCAGCGTCGCGAAGTAGCCGCGGAACTTGATGATGCGAGACAGTGAACCATCGGTCGCTTCGACCTGGACTGCGCCCTTCTGTTGCTCAAAGATTTCAAATCCGCTTGGGTCACCAATGATGATGGTGCCGTTGGCGAAGTTGCGATCAACAACGACCGTCAGGCCAAATGCGTTGCCAGCGGTTCCACCCGGCTGAAGTGCGCCAAAGGCATTCATCGGGCCGACTTGTGGGAACAGCGGCCTGTTGGCATCGTCGCTCAACTTGCCGAGCGCTGCCCACTGGTCAGGAGACAGGAACAGGTGCGTTGGCAGGTTGCCGTTTGAGCCAGTCAGGATTGCCGATGATGCGTCGTACATCCATGCGGCCCAGTTTGACGGGTCGGTCATCGGGCTGCTAAATGTCGTGGTCTGGGTTGCGCCAGTCACCAGTGCATCAGCTGCAACGTCATCGGTCTGGTTGGCGTAAATGCGCGCCATGTCATCAAGCAGCAGGCCCAACACTTCGGGCTCTGTCCAATCCATGTCCTCCTCGGACAACTTGACGTAACCGCCGTAGACATTCTTGGTCACGTTGTTGTTGGAGACAACAAACGTGCCCTGATCGAGCGGCTGGTTTTCGCCGTTGCTCAAGCCAATAGTCGTGTGGGTCGTCACTTCTGGGCGACGGAACACCTTGCCACCACCTGGCATTGCCTTGACACCGATTGCATCGACGACTGGGCGCAAGCCGCGGAAGTTGTTGTACACCGGGCCGACGATCGGCTCAGGGAGAATGCCGGGCGTATCGGTCGTGACGACATCGGGCGCAGCGGCCTTCAGGTTGGCAAAAAACTGGTGTGCTTCTGCACCACCGCGAATCACTTTGCTGATGTACTCAGCGGCTGATGGCATCTTGAACTCGCGCTTGGCCTCGGCCCACACAGGGGCGACAGGTGCAGCGGCTGGAACTTCAGCGACTGCTGCGGCAGTCTCGATCTTGTCGGTCATTGGTTGTAACTCCTCATCCTGTTGTGGTTCGGTCGCTGCAACCTCTGTAATCGTAGCACCGCGAAATGCAGGTGCTGTCACTAATGATAACTCCACCCAGTCGCCTTTGGTGATGACCATTGCGCCTGAGTCGTCGTAACTGAACTCAATGGGGTTGACACCGACGCTCACTGCGTCAATAGCTTCATCTTTGATCAGTTCGATCATGTCGTTGCCTTCTGACGTAGCGCTGATTCGGGCTGTGAACAGCATGCCTTTATCTGAGTCCACCCGGCCAGTGACTACGCCTACTGGCTTGGTGTCATCGTGATATTTCAGCAGTTTCGGCTTTTTGCCAGTGGTCGGCAGGCTGCCTTTGGCGAACTTGACGCGGGTGCCATCCGAGACGGTGGCTTCGGTATCCCAGGGCACAGCGACACCTGAAATGGTGCGTGGCGTTTCGCCTTCCTCAGCGATTACAAATGTGTCAGCGGCTGTCAGTTTTAGCATTAGTCGTTCTCACTCTCTGTAGGTAGTGCCGGGGCAGGTGCAGCGTTGTCCTCCCCCGGCACAGTGTTTGCTTCCTCCAGGTAGTAATCAACGTCAAGATAAATGTATCGGCCGCGTGGTGTCACATTGTTCATGCTGAGCGTCTGCTCGATGCA